CCGACACGTTGCCGTTGTGCGGAAGAATTCCAAGTCCAAGCGGCGAAAAGCACCGAATACTCGCGCGTCAAAACCCTCCTGAACCGCGGCAAGCATCCGGCGTTCATTGGGCGCCAGACCGTAATGACTGCCACGCGCAACGGTGGCGCGTTCGTGTTCTCTTTTGGCGGCGAGGATGTTGCAACCGCCATCGTCAATCCGGCGCTGAATTGCCTGACGGTGCTCAACGTCGCGCCGAGTCATCGCTCGCACGGGCTGGGCGCGGCGATCCTGTGTTATCTCCAATGCAATTTCGCCCGCGTGCTTGAATCTGCCGTGCCGTTCTTCGAGCGAAACGGCTATGTCAGCCGCGGCAAGCTGAAACTCGGTAATCGACTGAAAACGCAAGTGATGGTAAAATTATCGCTGTTGACACTCGCAGGGCGCGTCGCCGCGATTTACCGAGTATAAAATGCCAGCCGCAAAGAAAGTCACCGACGAAGATCGAGCGCGTGTTCAGTTGATGGCCGCGGCCGGGATGACCCAACCAACCATCGCGGCCCGTATGGGGATGACCGATAAAACCCTACGCGAACACTTCCGCGTCGAACTCGATTTCGGCCTTGCAGAAATAAACACTCTCGCGGTCGGCCAACTCGTAAGGCAGATCAAAGCGGGCAATATGGCCGCGATTTGTTTCTGGCTGAAGTGCCGCGCCGGGTTCCAGGAGACTTCCGCGCACCGCTTCGTGGCGAAGGACGGCGAGGACCGCAAGATGGACATGGAGGCTGTGCGCGCCTTCATGCAGTCCGATGACCGATCCTGTTAGGTTCCAGGAGAAGTTCCTCGGGCGCAAGCTCTGGACGAAGCAGCAGGAACTCTGCCGCGCCATCACGACGCACCCATCAGTCGCGGTCAAGGGCTGCCACGGTAGCGGCAAGACCTTCGCCGTCTCAGGCATGGTGCCCTACGAGCTCACAGGCCAGGACGAATCCATCGTGCTCATCATGGCGCCCACGCTGCGCCAAGTGAAGACCGTTTGGGGAGAAATCACGGCGGCGATCAGCGACAGCAAGATCCGTTACCCGGAGCCGACCACGACGCGCTGGGAGATCTCTCCGAAGTGCTACGCGCAAGGGTTCTCTTCGAGCAAAGGCGTCAACGCGCAAGGGTTCCACGGTCGGCGCGTCACGATCTTCGCGGATGAAGCCATCGGCATCTCGTCGGACATCTGGGACGCTATCGAGGGCATCCGATCTGCCGGCGACGTGCGCCTCGTGACGCTCTGCAATCCGACCGTGCCCGCCGGCCCGGTGTACGAGAGCTTCACGAAACTCCGCGGCACGCCCGGCCATTGCTGCATCACGATATCGGCTTTCGACACGCCGAACCTGGCCGGTCTGACGCTCGAATCCCTGATGGCGCTGCCGGAGGATCAACTCGACTACGCGCCGTTTCCGTGGCTCACCCGGCGCCGCTGGGTGAGCGAGATGTATCACAAGTGGGGGCCGCAGAATCCGCGGTTCCAATCGCGCGTGCTCGGCGAGTTCCCACAGCAGGGCCAATGGGCGGTATTCTCCCTGGCGTGGATCGAGCGCGCTGATCGAGAGCCGAATGCGGATGAACAGCGCGCGTCTAAGGGCTGCTACATCCAGGTGGGCCTGGACGTAGCGGCGGGTGGCGATGACGAAACGGCGGCATGCGCACGCGTAAATGGCACGATATTAGCGCGAGACTCCTGGAGTGAAGCCGATCCGCGCGGTTCCGTCGTGCGCTGGCTGCGCGGACTATCGGAGCGCTTCCGGCTGCCGGTGGGGCTCGTGGTGGTTGACACGGTGGGCGTCGGCCACGGCATGGCGTGCCACCTCGCCGACTGTGGATTTCCGATTTTCGGGTTCAAGGCAGGATCGAAACCGATGGACAAAGAGCAATTCCTGAATGCCAAAGCAGAATCGTATTTCCGATTGAGAGATTGCTATAAAGAGAACTACATCAGTCACTTACCGGACGCCATCGACGAAGATACGAAAGCACAATTATCAGGCGTCGAGTACCGCGAATTGTCCCACGGCCAAATCGAGGTAGAGCCAAAAATCGACGCGCGGAAACGCGGCGTGCAATCGCCGGATCGCGCGGAAGCTGAGGTCATGGCGTTCTGCCGAGTGGTACCGCAGCATCAGGGAGGACCGATAGTACCAGGCGGATTGCAAATATCCCCGATATAGTTTTCTATTGACATCCCGCCGCGGTGCGCTCTAGAATGCTAATTGTGCCTGACAAAGTGCAATTCAACGTGCTGATGGACCCCGAGACGGCTAAACTCGCGCGACTGGCCGCCCTCGGAGAGAACATGCGCTTGGCGGACTGGCTGGACGAAGCGATCCGCAAGCGCGCGGGGCGTCCGATCAAAGCTGCGCCGGTCAGGAGTGGCGAATGATCCGCCGACTGAAGCGCCAATGGTGCAGGCTGCTGCACACCGCGATCTACTTTGCCGGCGGCCGCACGTACCGCTGCAGAACCTGCGGCGAGGTCTTCGATAACCCGGCGATCGATGGGACGGGGGATCTCCTATGAACCCGGAAGATTTCCGAACGTGGCTGGCACAACGCCACGCTTGCTGGGAAGCGCTGGAGTGGCTACAGGAGCGCGATGCGGCTACCGCATGGAGCGAATGCCCACGCGGTGACTGGCTACTTTGGTGGGCGGCGAAGGTCGGAGTCGAGCGCAAGGTAGTAGTATTAGCCGCCTGCGCTTGCGCCCGACTCGCGCTGCCCTATGTTGCAGCCGGAGAGTTGCGTCCGCTGAAAGATATCGAGACCGCGGAGGCGTGGTATAGCGGAGAAGCATCCCTCGGCGATGTCCGGGCCGCCTACGACGCCGCCTACGACGCCGCCTACGACGCCGCCTACGCCGCCGACGACGCCTACGCCGCCGCCGCCGCCTCCGACGCCTACGCCGCCGCCGACGCCGCCCACGCCGCCGCCTACGCCGCCGACGCCTCCGCCGACGCCGCCGCCGCCATCGCCTACGCCGCCCACGCCGCCTACGCCGCCCACGCCGCCGCCTACGCCGCCGCCCACGCCGCCGACGCCATCGCCTACGCCGCCCACGCCGCCGCCTACGCCGCCGCCCACGCCGCCGACGCCGCCCGACAGAAAACACACCAGCAATGCGCCGATATTGTCCGGGAAAAGATCAGGTTTGATCTCGTGATTGTGAAAATGATATGACCATCGTCGAACTCATCAAAAACCCGCCGGTCATGGTAGTCAGACCGGAGCCGCTGGTCTGCGCCGTGCTCCTCGTAAACGGCCGTCCAGAGATGACGCGGCGCGCCATCGAGTCATTCCGCGCACAGACCTACGTCAACAAGCGGCTGTTGATCTGGAACACGAGCGCGGAAAATGCTACATCTCGCGCTCTTCCGGCATTGGGGGAGCCTCCCATGATCGAATGCATCCGAATGGTCCGCGCCCCGGGCATCACCTTCGGCGCGCTGCGCAACCAGGCAAACGCGTTTGCTGCGAGCGCCGATATCATCGCGCACTTCGACAGCGATGATGTTTCGCACCCGCGGCGCATCGAAGAGCAGGTGGCGTTCCTCCAATCGAGCGGAGTAGAGGCCGTCGGATACCGTGAGTTGCTGTTCTGGGACACGCGGCAACATGGCGCTGCATGGATCTACGCGCACCCGCATCCGGCATACTTGGTCGGCGCGTCAATGTGCTACTGGCGCCGTGTCTGGCAGGCATACCCGTTCGACGAGCGCGTGCCGCATGAAGACCAGGATTGGTGGTTGCACCACTGGAGCAAGTGCGCGAGTGAATCGTTAACGATAGGCGGCCCGCGGATGATCTGCGGCATCCACGGTGACAACACGAGCGAGGCATACGCGCGTGAGCACATGATCGCGCCGAGCTGGAACCGCGCGCCGGAGTTCGACAACTATTGCGCGGAGAGGATGAAGCTATGAAAGTCCTGGCCATCATCTGCGCGTATAACGAGGCGGATATAATTGGCTGGACCGTGCGCCACCTCAAGCGGCAGGGCTGCGACGTGCTGGTGATCGACTGCGAGAGCACGGATGAAACCGTAATGGTGGCGCACACGGCCGGCGCAGAGATCCTCCGCCATCCAGCGCCGCCGGTGTCCTGGCACGAACTTTTGCGCCGGGTGGAAAAGATTGCAGCCGGATCCAACGCCGATTGGTGCATGCTCTGCGACGCCGACGAACTGCGATACGCGAGCCCGTACCTCCCGATCGCTACATTGGCGCAAGCCTTCGTAAACGTCCAGGAACCCGGATACAACGCCGTCGATTTTCAGGTGCTCACGTTCCACCCGACGTTCTGGCAGGCCGACAGAGAAGAGTTCATAGAGTGGGAGGCAACGGATGAGTTCGACGGTCAAGACCCCGAGCAGTACTTCCGCTTCTACTCGGGCGATCCGCTCAACCAGCGAATCGGCCAAGTGAAAGCATGGCGCAACGTCGGCCCCGTGAGCCTCGCGGCCAGCGGCGGCCACCAGGCGCAGTTTCCCGGCCGGCGCGTCTACCCGGTGAAGTTCCGGTCGAAGCACTACCCGATTCGATCGCAGGCGCATGGCGAGCGCAAGGTATTCCAAGAGCGCAAGTGGCTCGATCAATCGCAGGGGCGCCACGATTGGCACGTGCAGTACGATGGCATCGTGCCGGGGCACAGCTTTTTGAAAGACCCGAAATATCTGATGGAGTGGAAATGATCCTCGACGCCAACTTACCGCCGATCCTGGAGACCGCGCCGTGGATGCTATCCGACGGCGGCGCGCTCGACGTGGACACCTGTCCCGACTGCTGGGAGCGCCGCGCGCATATCGAGCGCTACGTGTGGGCCTGCAAGGTCTGCACTGGCATGCGCGTACTGGACTTCGGCTGCGGAGTCGGCTATGGCTCCGAGATGCTGATGGAGGCGGGAAACACCGTCACCGCGGTGGACGCATCGGAGCGGGCTCTGGAGTTGGCGACGCTGCATCATCCCGGACCCGCGTACCTGAGGAACGAATACGTGGATGAATACCTCCAGTACTGGCGTCATCGTTCCTCCGCGTGCCGCGGCAAGCCATTCGATGCCTGCGTGGCCTTCGAGGTCTTGGAGCACCTCGACGATCCGCAAGCGTTCATCGACACTGCACCGGCGCGGCATCTGATCGTATCCGTTCCCGTGCGCGCGGGAGACAACAACCCGCACCACAAGCAGCACTTCACCAGTGGGGACCTACGTGCGATGTTGCTGAAGCGCTTCCTGCTGCGCTCCTGTTGGCGGCAGATTGAGCCGTATCACTGGGACCCGAGCATCGCGGTGTTCCATGCGGAGGAGCGATGAGCGTCGTTGAGTTGGGGATTGTCGAGGATACTGCCGGGCGCGCTGCCGTGCTCCTTCAGCCACCAGCCAGAAGCACCTTCAGGCTTGAGGATCCGGACGACGGATCCTTCATCCAGTTCACCGCCCGGCTTATCCCAGCAAAGATTACAGATGCGGGCGAGATCCCGGTATCGGTTGCTGACGTGGAGGACGTTTTGATGGGAAACATCTACGACCATGAGGGAGCGGACTGAATGGCTTACACGATTCTGATTCCGTCGAGAAACATCGACAACCTGCTGACATGCGTAGAGGCCGTGCGGGCCGCGGGAGAGACGGGGCGCGTGATCGTGGTGTGGGACGACATCGTAGAACTGCCCGAGGACGACCGCCGCCGCGAACTCGCCGCGCTCGATGTGACGATCTGGCACGCGGACCCGCCGTTCTGTTTCGCGCGCAACGTCAACATCGGAATCCGCGCCGCCGAGCGGGATGACGTGGTGCTGTTGAACGACGACGCGCTGCTGGAGTCAGGATCACATTTCGAGGATCTTCGACCGCCAGACGACTACGGCATCGTCGGCGCAACGACGAACGTCACCGGCTACCCAGAACAATGGCGGCGGCGATTCGATGCCGCCCAACTATGCCGCGAGGTCAAGCGCATCGCGTTCGTGTGCGTCTACATCCCACGGCGCACGAGGCTCAGGGGGCCGACGTTGCGCCATGCTTACGTGGGTCTGCTCGATGAGCGATTCTGTGGCCCCGGAGTCTACGGCGGCGAGGATATCGATTACTGCCTGCGCGTGCAGCAGGCCGGCCTGAAGGTGGGCGTCTCCGACCTATGTTTCGTGGACCACGCGAAGCTCAAGAGCACCTTCCGCGGGGCGCATCCGACGAACGGCGCGCCAGGCGACATCCGCGAGAGCAACCGGATCGGGCGCGAGAAATGGGGTAACAAATGGCCAAAATTGGGGGCATGACCGGTGCGCCGAAGTTGGCGAATCGGATAAACGTCTACACGTGCCGAAAATGCGGCGGCTACACGGTCACAATAGAAATTCACGAGGGAGTGACGCCATTCATGCTGCGTTGTCGCGCGAGCGGCAGAGAGGGGGACTGCTGCGGGATGGCCGAGAGTTCCTACCCGAGCGGAGAGAAGCCGTCCTGGAAGCCGTCCTGGGTACCCGATCCGGCGTGGGAGTGGTTCAAGCCAGTCGGGTCCGAATATCGTAAGCTGAATCGAGCAATGCGAGAGCACGTCGATAAGGGCGGTCTGGATATCCGGAAAATAGCATGAAATTCCTGATCTGGGCGTGGGACTACGGCACCGACAGCGGCGGTGGCATCGCGCTGCACCGGCTGGCGCACAATCTGGTGCAGTTGGGGCAAGACCGCGCTATCGTTGATACAGACGCGCGAATTCGTGGAGGCGTGCGAACGACAATGGAGGACAATATGACCAAGGAAAAATTCGATCGATTCACGGAAGCGATAGACGGGGCTCTGGGAAATCTCAAGATGACATGGGAAGGACCGGAGCCTCACGACTTCCGCAACATGAAGGAGCGCGGCGTGCGCTTCGTCCACACCGGGCTCTTTACCAAACTTCCGGACCCGTTCGCGCTGGAGACGGGTGAATATGCCCCGGATGGCAAAGTACAGTTTCAAATCGCGGTTGGTGACGATGCGGCGGCAGAGGACATCATGCGAATCGTCCGCGTCGCAGGGTTCGACCCGACCTATTTCCCGCCGGAAGAGCACGCTCTGAATGGGCGCGTGCGCTTCTTTGCGCTGGTAGCGTGATGGCCAGCCTGATGCAAGACTAAGGCGTGCTACGAGCTTCGATTTGTTGTAGGCAAGGCGGGGCGGGGCGGGTCTGGGCGGGGCAAGGCGTGGCATGGTACGGCGAGGCGCGGCGCGCTACACTGATGACGAATGACACCGCACAATCCGCGATACCTGATAATCGGAGCGCAGAGTAGGATTGCTCTCCAGATGGCCGTTGACCCGAAGCTGGCCGATGGCGTCTGGGAATGCAGCGGGCCGCCGTTCTGGGACACGCAGGCCCGCGAGTGGTGCCAGGCTATCGTGCGGCGCCTGCGAGAGCCAGCCTCCGGCGTTGTTCAGCTCCGCGAGGTGAAACGCCGATGAACTTCTTCCAGCGTCTATTCGTCAGAGCCGCCGCGTGGATCGCGCCGCCGCTCGGCAAACTGCTACGCTCGACAGGCGGCACAATCGAGCGCGCCCAGGCTGAGATCAGCGAACTGCGCGAGCGGAATAACATCCGCCGCCAGCAGATCCAAGACGAACAACAGGAACTCCGCGAAGCGATTCAGATGATCGCGCCCGCGTGGCTTCCACCAGTTGACCGTCTCACCGCCGCCACGTCGGAATCGTTGCGCGAGTCCGGCGCGCCGCAGGCCGTCATCAAATGCGTTGAGCGGTTGTGGGAGTTGGAACTGGCTCTCGAAGACCGCGGCTGGGTCAGAGAACTGACGCTGGCAAACTTCGAGTTCTCCCTGTTCGGGATCCACCGCATTATCGCGCTTTGCCGATTATTCTTCGTTAAAAATCCGCTGGTGCGCCGCGGCATCCAGGTTTGCAGCTTCTACGTCTTTGGCCGCGGGGTGACAATTTCCAGCGATGACGACGACACCAACCAGGTGCTTCAGGACTTTTTCACCAGTCCGAAAAACATTCAGGAGGTCGGGCATTGCGCTCTTGTGCGGAAGAACGAAGCCATGTGGACGGATGGCAACCTCTACGTCATCTTCTTCCGCGATCAGAAGACCGGCGAGCTCGTGATTCGCTCGCTCGATCCGATTGAGATTGTCGAGATCGTTCACGATCCTGACGACGCCAGCCAAGAGCAATACATCCACCGCCGATGGATGTCTCAGCAGTTCGACGTGGCTTCCGGCCGCCATACGCCCGCACCTGCCGAGGCTTGGTATCCGGCGTATGGCTACGATCCTGATGAGCGACCGCCTACAATCGGAAACGTCGAAGTGTCCTGGGAAACGCCGGTAGACCATGTGAAAGTCGGTGCCATGGCGAACTGGCAGTACGGCGTCCCGCTCGCATATCCGGCTATCGATTATGCGAGGGCCGTCCGAAAGCTCATCGACAATTGGTGCTCGATTCAGGAGGCGATGGCGCGGTTCTCCTGGCAGGTGGAGACGCAAGGCGGCTTGCCCGCCATCGCGAATCTCAAAGCCACGCTCGCAACCACGCTGGCCACTGGCGACGGTTCAATGTACGAGCAGAACCCGCCTCCGAACGCCGCAGCCGCGTGGATCAGCGGGCCTGGCAACAAGCTGTCGATGTCCAAGACGAGCGGCATGATCGATTCGCCCGAGATCGGCCGGCGCGTGGCGCACCTGGTGTACATGGTGTTCGGATTGCCGGAGACGTTCTTCGCGGACGCTTCTGTCGGCACGGTGGCGACGGCTACCAGCCTGGATCGTCCCACCGAACTGAAGTTCAAGGAAGATCAGGAGAGATGGCGCGAGGTGCTCCAGAAGTGGGGAGGATACGCCGTCGAATCGAGCAAGCAATCTCCCACCGGCCGGCTCTCCGAGGCGAAGACCAAGAGCAAGCCGAAATCGAAGACTGCTCCCACGATCAACGTGGTTTTCCCGTCGATCCTGGAGCATGACATCGTGCAGCAGATTCAAGCCATCGTGCAGGCGGGAACGTTGGGCGGCTTCGAGTGCACAGGTACGGATGAACGCCTCACGATGGGGCTCTTGATGCAAGAGCTTGAGGTCGATAACTGGAAAGACGTCCTCGAATTGATGTATCCCGAGGACGAATACAAGCCGCTGATGGATCGCACTCCGCTCCTGGCACAGCAGCAGGACGCGGCGCTCAATCCGCCACCAGCACCGGCAATGGGCGGCGCGCCGCCGAACACGGGGCCGACAGGTACGCCGACGCCGAACCCGGCCAAGCCAGCGGCCGGTGCGCCGTCAGAGACGCCAACCGGCGCGCCGCCGCAAGCGCCCATGCCGAAGAAGCCGCACGCGAAACATATGACAGGCGCGGAGTCGGCGCAACTGGCGCGCGCTGTGGCTGGGCTTGAGCGAGCGGCGAAACTGCTCAAAGAGAGAGCGAGGTAAAGATGGACGATGCCAAAAAGAAACAGTGCCTAGACTTGGCGGATTTTCTGACCCAGGCGATGCGAGATATGCCAGACGTAGCGCCAGCTGGCGTTGAGTTTCACGGAAGATTCAATCTTCATACAATGGACTTTTTCCCATTCCAGGAGCAAGATGTCTTAGGCGGGAGGTGCTTCGTTGATGGCGTATTGATCCGGCGAGTCTGGTTCGCCGACACCGAAATGGGTATCGTGCGAAGTTATGCAGACCTGGAGGGGGGAGATCCGAAGGACTTTCCAGGGCGAGAAGTCGAGCGCCTGCCGAATGGGCCATTGAGCGAGACGCTGCGCGGGCGCGTGCAGATATTCGGAGCCCAGGTAACCGGCATTATTCCGGGGATCGTAACCGGATTTATCAGTCATGGGCGCAACTGAGGCCGAGCTCGTAGAAGCGATAACGGTTCTCGCGGATCAAGTCTGCGAAATCCTGGAGGCCCCGCGCGGGCTGAAGCACCCGCGCCACCAAGAGCACCTGGCACCGGCTACGGCGCGGGTCAAGGCGGTTCTCGCGAACTACTTCCGGCGGCAGGGCGCGGCTATCCTGGAAGACATCCGCCCGCACATCGAGCACGCGCGCGCGATGTTCGAGGAAGCCGAGGACCGAGCAATCCAGGAAGCCGGAGAGTGGGTGACGATCAACGGACACCCCGAACTCAAGACGCTCGCAGCCGTAGCGAGCAAGGATGTGGCCAACTGTGCGCGAATCATGCGCGATCTGGCGGAAGGACAGGCGATGCTGATTATCACAGACGGGTGCAACTGATGGGCACCGCGGCCGGCAAGCGCTTCGCCAACGTGCTGCTGCCCTCCAGCGTTTCACCGCTCGCGTTTGCCGTCACGGATTCCGAGGACTCCGAGTATGCCGCGGCGATCCAGTCTGCCATCGCTGGCGCCGCGAAAGTGCTCTCCGCCGAGATGGAGGCCGGCGACTGGTCCGTGCCGAACGTCGCCACCAACTTTCTGCGCCAGAACTCGCTAAGCAAGCTCACTGGCGACCTGGCGGAGACGACCAAAGACCGGCTGCGGAATGCCATTGCAGACGCCTGGGACAAGGGCGGCAGTTACGATCAGATCGTGGGGGCAATCCAGGATACCGTCGAGCAATTCTCATCTGTGCGCGCCGGGATGATTGCCCAGACGGAGACGAACGATGCCTACAACGAGGGCCGAGATGCGATGGCGCGCAGCGCCGGGCTCGATAAGAAGTCATGGGAGACCGAAAGCGGCAACCCGTGCGAGGTCTGCTTAGGCAACGTGGACGACGGATGGATTGACATCGATGGCACGTTTTCGAGCGGCGACGTGATGCCAACTGCTCACGTGAAGTGCATGTGCAACCTCAACTATCGAGGGACACGCTAAATGGAATTACTCCCGGTTGAATCGAGCCACATCGAATCCATCGGCTACGATGGCGACACTAGCACGCTGGGCGTGTGCTACAAGAGCGGCAAGATATACGTCTACGGCGGCGTGACTGCGACCCAGTTCGGCGCGCTGATGACCGCGTCGTCGAAGGGCCGATGGTTGGCAGTATTCACGCAGACGATGGCCGCCACGCGATTGATTCTGAAAGGAGGTGCGCAGAAGACTGGACCAGAGCAGCGGGCCGGGAAGTTCCGAGCCGGCCCGCTAAAAGCCAAGCGCGCACCGGACTGCTCTTTCGGCGTGGCCCCACGCAGATAACTACCGTGATAGGGAACTTCCCCTATAGTTCCGTGCGCGGAAACAGGGTAGAATTGAGACATGGAAAACACATGGAGTTATGATTTATACCACACCGGCACTGAGCAGGTAGAGGCGACCGAGAGAAAGACCGCTTCCGAAGCGCTTCGGCTGAACGCTATCCTGCGGGCCAACGGAGAACCGCAACGCTGGCTTGCCACGCCATGGGTGAACCACTAATGATCACCCTCTTCCTCACGATGACCGCCGGTTGGGCGTTCATCCTGGCATGGCTCTGGCGGCTGCAAGCGCGCCCGCTGGTGTCGATCGTGGCGGCTGGCTGCTGGTATAGCGCCTGCCTGGTAACGGCGGCGCTCTGGGGGCTCGTATGACGCCCGCCGAGCTCATGAAGTTATCAAAACAGCACGCGGCGATCCTGGCCAATACGCGAATAGAGTTGGCGCTAAACTTCTGTGTCCCTTCCCGAGACATCATCGCGGCGGCGTGCGCCGAGATGGGCATCAGCGAAAAGACTTGGAGAGCGCTAGAGAGTTTCCGAATTGAGCGTGGCTTGCCGGAATTCCAGCCGGGCTACTCCATCACGGCGCGGTAGGGGTGCGCCTGGTGCATGTCGCAGATCTCGACGCGGCCGCCGGCCGGAATCTCGATCTTGCAGGGGTCTCGGCGATCAATGTACAACGCAGCGGAGCCAAGTCCGAGTAATCGACGGCCTGGCATGGACCGCTCGCGGTTCCCGGCGGGGCTGATGGAGACAACTGAAAGCATTCTGGCCGGCCGGGTGGACGCCTTCCGAGCATCCACCCGCTTCGCGCCGACCTTCGGTGTCACCATGTCCACAGTATAAGTTAATCTGATTCTGTGGTCAAACGGCCAGGCAAGCCTTGAAGGCATCGAGCGC